CGCCATGGCCCCGGCGTGCCGGTGTCTTCCAGCGTATAGGTGCGCTTTTCCGAGGTGGCCCAGCCGGTTTCCGAGCCTTGGGTGTCCTCCGTCGTCCAGCCGGCGCCGGTATCGACGTCATTGCCTTGGAGCTGCCAGGTATCGGGAGCGCTGTCGGTGCGGCTGGAGGAATCGGATGCGCGGACGGAATAGCGCGAGATGGACTTCGCCGAGCCGAAATCCACCTTTACCCAGCTCGGCAGGGAATTGTTGTTGTCGCCGGTGTCGTGCCATTCCGTGCTGAGATCGTTGTCGCCGACATGCCAGGCATTGCCGCCCTGCGATACGCTGCTGTTCTCGGACGATGCCGTGATCGTCACGCCCGATGTCGTCTGTCCCGTCATCGCCGGGATGGCGTCGATGGTCGAGATCGATGACGTGCCGCCGGTTGACGCATCCGACCAGCCGGTGTCGGTGATGGAAACCGTGGTGGAAACGAAGGGACGCGACAGCAGCGCCAGGGAATGGGCATCCTCGCCAAGCCAGATGCGCATCTTCTGATGCGTCAGCTCGACAAGGGCGACGTCATCGGTGGAGGAGACAAATTCGATGAATTCCGCGCCGGTATCGTTGAACGAAGAGCCGCACCACTTTGTGCCGGGGCGAAGGGTCATCGCCCCTTGCGTCTTCGGCAGCCAGTTGGTGTAGACCTCGGCGGACAGCTTCGTCCGGTCGAGATCGACGCGGCCAAGCGCCTTCGGGGAGATCAGGCCGCGATTGAAGCTGAGGAAGGGGACGTTGGCGCGGGCCATGCGTGGCTTACCCGATCAACGAGCCGCGATTGCCACGGTCGCCCCGCGCGCTGCGTCCGCCGCGCGCCTGCGTCCAGGAGGATGGCGGCGGGAACTTCGGCTGGCTTTCGTTCATCACATCCTGGTTCAGCGCCGCCTTGCGCGCCCGGTCCCGCTCCTTGCCGATGGCGTCCTTGAGGCTCCCGGACTGGTTGATGCGCAGGCAGGACCGGTGCGCCAGTTCCAGTTCCACGAAACGCGTGAAGGCGGCGGGCCAGCGCGACAATTCCATCCCCAGCCCGGTGTCATCCGAGACATAGCGGATATAGATCGGGCTGTTGTCGGCAGACCAGTAGTTCACATCGTCGTAGTAATGCAGGAGGGGAAAGGAGAAATACTCATCCTCCGACACCCCGATGGTGCGCACCCAGTCATCCGGTTTCGCGAACACCTCGGTGAAGCCGAATTCCGGGGTGACGCCGGTATCGCTTTCCGCCTTGATGGTCTCCATGGCGAAGTTCCAGGAGCCGGTGGCGAGGCAATCAGCGACCACGCGGTCATAGTTGCGCACCAGCGTGCGCACGGCCTCGATCTGCTCGCCGGTATCGGCGGTCGCGGTCTCGCCGATCTCATTCAGCGCGGCGTTGAAGATGGCGAGCTTGGTGGCCATGGGCGTCTCCGGCGAGGATTAGGCGGCTGTGTCGGCGGTAGGTTTGGCGGGATCGACCCAGGGCAGGCCGGTCTTCAGGTTGAGCGGAGCGGGACGTCCGGTTTTCAGATCGACGGCGGGGCCGACGCAGATGGTTTCGACGCCGCAGGGGTTGCCCATGTGGTCGCGCGAAATCCGGTTGATGCGCAGCCAGGCCATGAAGCTGTTGTCGATGGCGTTCACATAGACGAGCGAACCGACGCGATCGGGCTGGGTGCGGGTGTCATTGGCCGCGATCGGGCCGACCACGCCGGTCCAGGCGAGGGGCCGGAGCACATCCTCGAAAGTCCAGTCGGACGGGACGGTAAGCGTCATGATTTCCGTCTCGCCGTAACCGAGGGGTTTCAGGGCGGAGGGCGGAAAGATTTTCGTTTTGACCTCGCGCAGTTTCTGTTCCGGCTTGGCGGCGGCAGGCGTGGCCTTCCCCGGCCGGGCGGCCGTGGTCACATCGGACATGTGTGATTTCCTTGAGTGAGGTGGGTGGGGGCGACCCGAAAGTCGCTCCCCGTTTCGTGGACGGCGATCAGTTGGTGTCGCCGATGAGCGTGCCGGGGCCAACGGTGCCCTGGGTCGCGCCCGTGTCCTGGACCGGCGCGAAGGCCGCTCCGTAGACGAGCCGGTTGGTGTAGCCGTTGTTGGCGTGGATGAAGATCAGATCCCCGCTGTCAACGCCGCACTCGCCAGCATTGGTGAAGTAACCGGCAACGTCCTGGACGTCGGCGATTGCGCCGGTGTCGTAGTAATCCCAGACCTTGTGGCCGGTGATGCCCTGCGACACGAGTGCGAGGTTGTTCTTGACGAACGTGCTCATTGGTTCAGCCTCCCTTAGATCGCGGAAGCGTCATGCAGGAACTGCACGATGCCGCCCTGTTGGAGAAGCTTGGCCCCGGTGAAGGATGACGCGCGGGCGTAGGAATAATCCTGCTCGTCATTGTAGCCGATGGCCGTGTTGAGACCTTCGCCGCTGTCGAAGGCGCTTCCGATCGCATCGCGATGGAAGAAGTAGCACTTCTCCGAAGCGGTTCCGACGCCGGTCAGGTTCGGGTGGAAGATCCAGTTGAAGCCGCCCCACCGCATCGTGCGGCGAGCCGGTCCGGCCAGATATTTCAGATCGACATAATCGATCTTGATGCCTTCCGGGATCTGCATGAAGTAGCCGCGCACCGCCGGGGTGGCGACGGCGAACATGTTGTCTTCCTCTTCAACCGGAACCTCGGCTTCACCGAGCGTCGTCGCGGCTTTCGCGACTGTGCTGAGGGTGAAGGTCGCGGCGGCGCCGAGGTTGCTCGTCGCCGTATCGAACTGCGCGATGATGTCGGCGTCGATCCGGCGGTTGAGAACCTTGCGGGTGGTTTCCTGCATCAGGCGCTTTTGGTCGCCCTGAGACTGGAAGATGTTGAACCGGGTCTTACGAACCAGGTCGTGCCACTCGACCAAGGTTGCGGTCTGCTGCGTCAGGCTGTCGGCGCGCGCCGGGATCAAACCGTTGATACCGCGCGTGACGGCGGTGGCCCCGCCGGAGCCGCCGACCAGAAATGTCGCCTGGTTGCCTTTGATCACAGCCTCGGTGACGGTCGTCTGCCGAAGCCATGACATGCCCTCCTCGAATTCGGCAACCAGCTGCTGCCGATATTGGATTTGGGGTGCCGTTTCTGCCATTTTTGGCATCTCCGTATTGTTGAAGATGCCGTCCGTTCCGGTTGTCCCTTTCCGACAGACTCACGGGTTGTCCCGCTAAGAGCGGGCGCCGTTCATCTGTCCAAGAGCGCGTTGAGACGGTGGGTGGGTGACCGCTTCCCCGGCGCTTCCGCTAGGGCGGAAGGTTGTCCGGTCGTGGCGGTCGGAGGTATCAGGCTCTCGCCCGAACTTTTTCGCGCGCGGCCAGCAGTTCGGCTTCACGCCGCTGCACCGCTTCGCTGTAATATTTCTTCTTGTCTGTCTTGCGCAGGGCCGCGATCTGGTCCAGCTCCTGCTCGATGGTGACGCCGGACTGGTTGCCGTCCTCGACGACGGTCGCGGCCGGGTTCACATCCTGGGCGATCGACACCAGCCAGCGGACGATATCGGGATCATTGCCGATGATCCGGCCATCGGCGGTCCGGCCACCCATCAGGCGGGCATAGAGCGAGGCATCATTCTTGATGTCGGTGCCGCCCGGCGCGGTGGAGAACAGCGGGCCGATGGCGTTGGTCATCCGCTTGAACGACGCGCCATATTCATCCTTCAGCGCGCGCTCGCTCTCCCGGCGAAAGTCATCGTCCGCCTCGTCCATCGCGGCGGCTTGGCTCTCCTGATGGGCATAGTAGGTGTTGAGCATGGCGTTCATGACAGCGGGCGTCGCGCCCGCCTTGTGCATGGCTGTCGCGAAGATATCCACGATGGGCTTATCCGCTTCGCCAATCACCGCGCCATTTTCAAGCTTGATGTCTTTGAAATAGTCCTCGGGCTTTTCAGGAACGCCCATCGCTTTGTGAAATTCCGCGATCTCTTCGGGCTTGGCGTCCTTGCCAGGTTTCTTGATCAAGCCGCCGGAGGTGAACTTGCCCTCCAGCTCGCGGTAGAGGCCCCAGAGCGACTTGATGTCCTTGACGCGCTCCAGGCGGCGAAGCTCCTTGGCTTCCGCCTTCTTGTCGCCGGCTGCATAGTGCTCGGCGATCATCTTGCGCAGGTCTTCGG